GCGATTGAAAGAGTTAAATGGTCTGGTGGCCTTGGCTTTTATGGGGCAAGCGCAATCGCAAAGCCGACTGGTTCCAATCTAGTCAATAGTGTTAGCAATCTTGGGCTTCTTTCCTATTCAACCCCAACACAGGCCAATGTAATCAACAATCTGGTTACTGCTGGAATCCTTTCCTCCTCCTCAACCTATGGCGTTTTGCCGGAATCAACAAAAACCCTAACCACAACTGCCAGCATTTATTTCGGGCTTGTTGGCTCAAACAGCACAAATTCTGTAAGCGTGACGGTTACTGGATGCAATCTAAATGATGTTGTTCTTCTTGGGCTTCCTGCAAGCATGGATAATGGGCTTGCTTTTGCTGGTCATGTAACAACCGCAAACGGCCTTGAATTGGACTGCATCAACGCAACAAACGGAAACATCACGCCAGCCACGGCAACTTATCGAATCACCGTCATAGGCTATTAAGGCCAAAAGGAAATCCCAAAATGGGCAGGGTTCTTCATGCTAGTTATAGCGGTTATTTTCCATTTTGCATAGACGCTGGGCCAGACCCATCATTCTCATTTAATTCAGCCGACATAACCTCGGCGATGTCTTTATGGTGGAAGGTAAAGAAAATAAGATTTTATGGAGTATTCGGGCTTCCAGACTTTGCCCCCACAACTTACTATGATTGGGAGCTTGTTGTTGAAAGAAATGCAGTATCGGAAGAATCGTTGGTTTGCGAGCCGTCTCCAGGCTGGAATGTTATTTCTGTCTTAAATTTAGAGCCAAGCGTTGCAGGCTTATATTACAACAATGTTTATATAAACAACGAAAATTATGTTCCAGAGGTTGGCGTTTTTGGAGCATTTTCAGCAGAAGGAATTCCAGAGGAATTTGGGTTTGAATATCTTTCTGTTTATGATCCAATCACGCTTCGAGGCAAAAGCATGTCTATTGATGGAGTAACACTAAGCGAGGTTGGCATAGCGTTATATAGCGACAGCGGAACTTTGAACTATGAAATTCTTGAGTATTGGTCTTATGACGGAATTTATGATACCACAACAGGGTTGCCCATCTGATTGACACTAATACAAGGCTATGGAAACCATTATCTCCCTTATCACCTCACAGGATTGGCTTGCTTGGCTCGGTGCTATTACGGCCTTGCTTGGAGCGGTTATCGCTATCGCCCAGCTTATCCCTGGAGATGAGCCCGAGAATACGCTTCAAAAGGTTGTGGACTTTCTCGCCAAGTTCTCCAAGAAATGATCGAGGGAGTCCTTGCAATCGCAGGGGCATTGTTGGGGGCTTGGGTATGGTGGCTTAAAAACAGGGCGAAAACCCGCTTGCAAAAGTCCGACCAAGAAATAGAAGAGAAGAATGACAAACGCAAGAAGGCTATTGATGGTTGGGTTCGTGGCGTTGAGCGCAATGCTTTCTGGATTGATCGTTAGCGGTTGCGCCACCACAACCCAAGAAATCACCTACTCTTACCCAACCCCATCCGACATCTTGGGACTGATGGAGGATTGGGATAGGGTCGAAAAGGAAACCAAGATTTACAACAACAAGCTACGAGAGCAGTACGCCAAGGCTCTTGTGGAGCTTTCCAACGCCATAGCAGAGGGGGAGAGGTGGAGGGCTAGGGCAGAACACAAATGACGCTTAAGCAGGCACTAGAACGCTCAGAAGGGCATATTAAAAGGCTAGAAAAGAACTTCGCTAAATCAGTCACAAAGTGGTTTCATGACTGCTGGGCAAAGAAGCTTTATGTTTTAATCTATTGCTCCTTGCGAACCCAAGAGGAACAAGAGGAGCTATACAAGAAGGGGCGGTCTTTGCCGGGGCCGAAGGTAACGAATGCCCGTGGGTATCCCCCGCAATCGCTTCACATTGACCAAGGCGAGGGGGCTAGGGCGATTGACTTTGTTCCCCTTGCCCAATCTGGAACGGGCTGGCAGGTGGCTTGGTCAGACGATGAAAGCTATGAGATTGCCCACAAGATTGCCAAGGCCACGGGAGGATTACGGCGTTTAGATTGGGAGACTCCCCACCTTGAGGATTCAACCGTGAAGGGATGGCGGGAACTTATTAGCCCCCAGAAAAATGATGAGGTGAAAAAAGAGAAGAAAAGTATTTTCAAAAAGCGTCCGTGGTCTAGTCGTTAAAACAAATGACAACGGGGAAGGGTGTGGGCGAAAAACCAAAGCAACTTGAGTTTGAATTTACCGAAGCCCATCGCTATCACTTGGAACAAATAAAGCTAGCCACTTGCGATTTGCTGGATCGAAAATACAAGGCTGGGGTTCAAGCCTACAAGGGAACGAAGCTTTGGACAATGCCAGCGGCAAAGATGGTTGAGAACGCCATCGAGGAAACCGTTGACCAAATCACATACCTACTTTCGTTGCGCCAGAATATGAGAATCATAATGGAACTTGCCAATGAGGGGATGAATGATGAGTCAGTTTGCGCCACAACTAGCCGTGAAAATTGCAGGGCTATTTGGTACACAATCACGGGAATGGACAAATGACCAAGTGGAAGAAGTTCCTAGCTGTATCTTGCTCGCACGGCCACCTTGCCGATGCCAAGGCAACCAAGGCCGCACTAGAATTTAAGAAACGCTGGAAGCCCGATACCACACTTCATCTTGGAGACGCGATTGACCTAGCGGCCTTCCGCTCGGGGGCGATGCGCTCACCCGACTCTGCGGATCGGGCCGCAAGCATCTCGGAGGATTTCCGCGCGGGGATAAACTTTTTACAGTTATTAGAGCCAAATGTATTTTTTATTGGGAACCACGAATTTCGAGCCTATGAGCATCAGTATTCCCCCAACGCAATCCTTGCCCATTGTGCGACCAGTTGCCTAGCCGACATCCATCAGACTTGCAAAGACCTCCGTTGCGAGATTGTGCAGTATGATATTGAGAAAGGATGGAGGGAGTTTGGTGGAACGCTTTTCGGGCACGGCTTCATGTTTTCTCTTTCCGCAACACGGGACCATGTAGAGGCAACCCGTAAGCCCATTGTGATTGGGCATCTTCACCGCATAGACAGACAGCCGGGGAGGTCAATAGGCGCACCCGTGGGTTGGTCTATTGGGTGTTTGGCAAACATCGGGGCGATGGGCTACGCACGAAGGAACCGAAGTACCTTGGCATGGCAACACGGGATAGCGTGGGGCGAATACAATGATAAGGATTGCATCGTGAATGTTTTAAGCCCAACCAGCCAAGGAGAATGGAGGTTCCCCGTATGAGCAAGGACAACAAGGGGTGGAGCAAAATGAAATTCGAGGGCGAATGGGCGAAAACCCTCCAAAACTATTTAGCCAAGAAGCAGGACGAAGTTCCAAAGGGCTGGCTAAAATCTGATGAGGCTTTGGAAAAGATGGGCTACTCCGGCAACTCGGCAGGGCAAAGAAATAAACTTCTTAACGCAATGGCAAGAGATGGATTTTTGGAGAAGAAAGACTTCAAGATTTTCGATGGAACAGGGCGCAGAGTCACGGCGATTACCCACTATAAAATTACAGGCAAGTCGTAAATCGTTGATAATCAAAGAGAAATAACTGAAGAAAAGGCTTTACAAAGGTTTAAGATACATTAAGCTGGTTCCATGATTAATACAGGAACCACAACCGAACAAGTCCCCTGCCTAAATATTGATGGGGAAAAAATTCCTCTCCAACTTGTATCAAATGACGCGCTTTATTCCGCAAGGAATCACGCATGGCGAGAGGTTTTTATGTCAATAAATCCCAAAAATCAGTTTGGGCAAAGCTATCGCACCGAATGGCGGCCTTACGCAGAAGTTGCGGCCTACAAACAGCGCATTATCGAGCAACGAGGCATTCCAGAAATGGAAGCCGAGCTATTTCGCCGTGGTCTTGATCCAAAAAATAAAGACTATAAGCGGGTTGCCGCTGGTTTCGCAACTTTTTAACCAACCAAGAAAGGAAATCCTAGTATGACCATAAAAGAACTAAAAAAACTGATGGAGCAATACAAAGATGAGGCCGTTGCAAAAATCCCCCAACTACAAGAGGATTCTGATTATGTTGGGTCTTGCTGGGAAAGCGAAAAACTTGGACACGCCAGAGGCTATGCACAAGCCATGGCGGACATGCTCAAAAAAATATAAATAAAGAAAGCAACTCCAAATGAACCAAGCATTCAAAATCTACATATCGGTAATGATTGGAATCCTTATCGGCCTTGGCCTTGGGGATTGGCTGGAGCTTTTACTGACCAAATAAAACTTTACAGCAATACCTAGAAATCCTACAACCCAACAAGTGAAATCCTATTACCCCGCAAGACCAGTCGGAGCCGCTGATGCCCCTTGGTCGGAGACTTATAACGAGTGGGCAATCGAACCGAAGGCAAATGGATGGAGGGGTTGGTTCGATCAGAAAGAAGGCTTGGCCTATAACCGCCACGGCAAGATCGCATCCAACGCCCCACTGATGTTCGAACGGTTAGCAACTGCCGGGATCAAATCTCGCTTTATTGATTGCGAAATCATGGGGATGCGGGAAAAGAGGGGTATTGGAACCATCATTGTTATTGATGCCTTCGACCCCGACAACCCCAAGCCCTACGCCCAAAGGGTCAAAGAATTTGAGGAGATCGAGCCATCATCCTTTGACCTAAAGCAAAACGCCCTGCTACGGATGCCCCGGCTTAACCACAAAAAGCTAAAGGCCATTTGGGAGGAGATGAACTTTCATAATCGTGGGGGGCTTGTTTGGGAGGGCTTCGTAATGAAGAAGGATGACCGCTATCCTTTTATTGCCGATCCTTCTTACTGCTCCCCATCGTGGCACAAATGGAGGATTCTATGATTGAGTTTCTTCTTATCTTTTTAATCTGCTCAATTTGGTTTGGGGGCAAAGAGCTTCTTAAATATTTCGAGCAAAAGGATTATGAGAGGCGCAAGTTTTATCTTCTCGTTGCCGAGGAGCTTGATCGGCTTGAAAAGATGACCGAGGATCAAAAGGAATTAAGCAAGCCTAACAGGATGACCCAATGGCAAATGCGAAATTAAATAAGTTTGAGTTTCTTTGGCGGGTTCTGGGTGGGCCAGAACTTCAAAAGGAATACCGCTTCGAGCCGACAAGAAGATGGCGGGTGGATTATTTTGCCAATGGTGTTGCCGTTGAAATCGAGGGCGCAATCTGGGTTCAGGGAAGGCATACAAGGCCAAGCGGGTTTATGAAGGACATTGAGAAATACAATCGCCTAGCCGAAAAGGGCATCTTGCTTTTCCGAGTTCCCGCCCATCAGATTACCGCCAAGTGGCTAGAGCCAATTATCCAAACCATGAAAGGAAAACAATGAGCCAATACGATGCGGCATGGAACGAGCTAAATTCTAACTCTTGGAGGCGGCAAGACCTAGAGGATCAGATGATGGCGAACAAGGCTGATGACTATTGGGTGAGGAAACACTTTGGGTCGCAGATTAAAATAACGGGAAGGCTTGTCTTTGCCCGTAATGCACAGGAGTTTCTTGCAGAAATAGAAAGGCAAAATCAAAAAATAAAGGAGCAGAACACACAATGAGCGAAACACAATTAGCAACAATTAACAACGGAGTTGCCCAACATATCCGACAGGCTACGGATGTTGCGGGGGCTTGCCGTGAAATAGTAATGAGAACGGCGCAACAAATAGGCAGGGGCAATAAGAAGTTTGTTTGCGTTGAAGGATGGAACAGTATCGCAGTCGCACACGGATGTGTTGCCTCTGCTAGAGATGTTGAAAAGGTAGATGGCGGGTTTAGAGCCATCGGCGAAGTAAGGAGAATGGACAATGGAGCAGTCATTGCAACCGCAGAGGGATTTGTTGGCGATGATGAACCCTTGTGGGCTAATCGTCCGACATACGCAAAAAGGGCTATGTGCCAGACTCGGGCGATGAGTAGAGCTTGCCGCTCTGCCTTTGCCCATGTTGTTGTTCTTATTGACGGAAATTTATCTACCACCCCGGCAGAGGAAGTTCCGCTTGGGGGTTTCGAGGAAGCCAAAGAACTCAATACGGACAAATACGAAGAGCCTACGGCGGCAGAGGTCAAGGAGATTACCGCGCAGTTGGTGCAAGAAAAGAAAACCAAGGACTCCGAGGTAAAGGACATGGTTGTTGGCTTCGGCAAATACAAAGGCCAGACCGTTCGCCAGATCGCCAGATCATCCGAGGGGTTTTCTTGGCTGATGTGGCTAACCGAACAACCCCTAAAGAACGCCCCGGATGGGCAACCCTATAAAAAGGATTTGCAATTAAGGGCAGTCATCAAGGCCGTCATTGAGGAGGATAAAAAAGATGAAATCCCCTTCTGAGGCATCCGGCATATCAATGTCCTACATGAACCAAACCGCAACCTTGCTAAAGGAATACGGCGCACAAGTGGCCGCTCTTGAAAGGGAGCGGTGCGCCCTGCTCTTGGAGCAACTGCGAGACGGAACTGAGGATCAAGTGCAGAAAGACCTATACAACGATGCCGTAACGGCCATAAGGAGAAGCCCTTATGTCCGCCTATGATGTTCAAATCCCAAAAACAAAATTCGGGCTTATTGAATGGAGGGATTCAAATGATAGACCAGAGGAAAACGATCAATGCCTTGTTGTCGTTGGAGCGGCTGTTTTGGCGGCTCGCTACCATTACGGAGAGTTTTATTTGTCTAATTGGACAAGAGCTAAAACGGTTCGGTGGTGGTCGCCGTGGCCCAAAGCTCCTATCGCATAGGGAGATTTATGCCAGAAATATTTTCAAATATTGGAAAGCAAATGGTCGGGCTGGGGCTGATCGTGGGCTTTATATTTGCAGGATTGGTCGGCATAATTCTGTCCGTGGCCTTCGGGTGGGACAAGACTAGGAGATTTTTCCATGAGCGTAAAAAGACTTACTTACCTTAAACAACTTCTTAAATACACAACGGCACGGCTCAAAGAAATGCAGAAGGAATGGAGCCACGCCCAGCATAAATCTTATAAGGATGTTTTGCACCATGCCGACCTAGCGGAAGTCATGGCAAAGGAACTCCTTGAGCGAGCAAAAAAATACCAGAAGCGCGATTTGGAGAACGGTAAAAAGTGAAGCGAGATTCTTTCTGGTTTCCATTCGAGCCTAACCGCTGGCTCTCAAACGAGAAGCTGGGGATGGTCAGCCTTGAGGCTAGGGGGCTTTGGATTCACCTCCTTTGCCTTATGTATAAGGCCAACGCCGGGGGCAAACTATTGATCGGTGGAAACATACCAACAACGGAGCAGTTAAACAGAAGCGTTGGGGATGATTGCGGAGTTGCCTTAAAAGAGCTTCAAGTTGCAAGGGTTTATGAATTAAAAGATGGTGCAATTTACCATGAAGGAGTAGCCCAGCAGTTGCAAAAGATGAATGATAGATTGGACGGATATAGGCGCAGGGATGAATCAAAGATGAACCATAGATCGTCAATAGATCGCTCATCTATCGTCAATGGATTGGGGTATAATAACAATAACAATAACAATAAGAACATTAAGAAAGAAAGGGCGCAACAAGTGCGCCCCGCGCTCGCGGATTGGTTGGCCTACGCTAAGAGTATTGGGTGGGTGGGCAAGGATGTTCAAGGAGCGTTCGACCACTATGAGGCTAACGGATGGAAAGTCGGAGGCCGTGCGCCCGTTAAGAATTGGCAAGCCGCCGCCAGAAATTGCTTTCGCAGAAACCAACACACACAACCGAAAGGAACACAAACCATGCAACCAAAACCACAAATCAAATCATCGTGCGAGTCCGCTCCGCTTTATAGGGTTATGGGCTTTAGCTCTTATGCCGATTGGCAGAAGGCTGGGTTCCCATCATGAGTCTTTACCAAGCATTCAATAAAGACAAGGATCGTGGTTTTGTCCCGTATCGCAGAATAACCCCTGCCTATAAAACCCTGGCTGAAGAGGCCAAAGAGTTTGAATACACGCAGACCATCCCAAAAAAACTCAAAGACCTTGAGGAGCGGATTGAGAACATCGAAACAACGCTATCCTTAATGAAGCAAGCAAGGGATAATGACCCCGTGAAAGCCTATCTTGAGCCAATAGCGTCCAGAATAGCCCAAATTGAAGCGCAAATGGGCTTAGAAAAGGCCAAGACCAACGGCCAGCTAGACATCCCCAATATCATAGTTCCCGAAGAATTGCGGGTTTTAAAGGGCAAATTGGGGCGGTGCAACAATCGCAAATATGAGATCGTGAAAAGGCGGTGGGCATTATGGAAGGCTCAATATGAGGCAGGGATAC